TGTCCAGACATACAACGATTGATAATGTAGGGTGGATATTCTTTTGCCAGATAGGGTTCATCACTAATAAGATTCTCTTTAGTAAAGTTAAGAGAATTCAACCAATCTTTAAGTTCCATAAATCAACGAATAATAATTTGACCACCGTGTCCATCATGATAGTGTCTATCATATCTGTGGCCACCATGATGGTTGCGGCCGTGCCGGTGACAGTGACTATAACCACGATCATAGTGACTATGACAATGGTTGTGACTACCCTGGTGATGATAACGACGACTTTTGTAAGTATGTCGTTGAACATGGACATGAGTTGTATCATTATCTGTGAATGGTTCCCAGAACTCACCCCAGGTAATTGCTTCTGCTGGTGAGGAAATCATAAGGACTCCTCCCAAAGCTAACAATAGTTTCTTCATTTAGCAACCTCAACTAAATCACGAACTTGATTGGCCATAGAATGATATCCACTACCAATATATATTTGTCCGGTCACAACTGCAATTGTTGCCAAACCCCAGAAGTAATAGTAAGTTCTGGATTTCTTTTGTCTAGGTTTACTCATTTAAATTCACACTCCACCATAATCTCAGTCAGACAAGCTAACATATTTATTTCTTGGTCAGCAACGAAACCACTTTGGTACTGATACTTCGCAATAATAAGTACAGCGGCAGCGATACCAGGACCATCAAGATGGGCGTAGATTGCATCGTATATAGAACGTAACAATACAGTGGGATCGTTATCAAGATTATCAACAACCCACTTCCTAACTGCCGAGAAGTCTTTGGACTTAAGTTTTTTAAAGAGATCATTAGTCTTTACATCCGAAAAACTTGCGAGGATTCCTGAGTCGATTTTACCCCCGACCGAATACCTTTGAACTTCATTGAGTACTCTTCTCCAGTCTGGGAAATGTTTGTTGATAAGTTCTGCAATGACTTTTGCGTCATATCCAACAGATTCTTGATCCAAGATTTGTTGGAGTCTTTTGAAGAACTTTCCTGCAAGTTCCTGTCTTTCTTTTCCCTTAATGGCAAAGTCGATGACTGCACATCGGGAATGGAGGGGAGCAACGATCTTATTTTTGTAGTTACAAGTGAAGATGAATCGACAGTTGCCAATAAACTCCTCAGTAAACGCCCGTAAGGCAAGTTGTACATCAGGGGTTGTGTTATCTGCTTCGTCAATGATGATGACTTTGTGTTTAGCAGTTGACGAAAGCGATACGGTCGAAGCGAAATTCTTCGCATTGTTTCTGACAGTATCAAGGAATCTCCCTTCATCGGATCCATTGATGACATAAACATCTACTCCTAATTGGTTACAAAGTGCTTTAGCTACAGTGGTTTTACCACATCCAGGTGGTCCCGATAACAAAAGATTTGGAACCTCACCTTTATCTAGGAAATCAATAAAGGTCTTCTTGATGTTATCAGGAAGAATACAATCATCAATAGTCTGGGGGCGATACTTCTCCACCCAGACAAACTCATTACGACTCATACAAACTGCCTCAGTTTTGTCAAAATAATCTTGTAGGCTTCTACTATATCACCTTCTCCCTTACGGAACAAGTCTTTATCAAATCTTTCTCCTTGTCCCTTACTCCATAACCTCATGTTATCTGGTGAGAGTTCATCAGCAACGTAGAGATCACCATGTGCATCATACCCAAACTCTAATTTAAAGTCAACTAAGTCAACACCACACATTAAGAAGAGTTGTTGAAGTAACCCATTAATTTCAAGTGTTTTCTCAATCAATGGTTCTGTATTGATACCCATCAACCTCACACGATCTGGTGTGAGTAAGGGATCATTCTTAGTATCATCTTTAAGGAAGAACTCAACAATTGGAGGTTGAATCATTACACCCTCAGTGAGGTTTGTGGTTCTTACGATGGAACCAGCTGCGATGTTCCTACAGATAACTTCTACAGGAACAATCTCCAGTTTCTTACATCTCATAGTATCCAGTGAAGGACAATCAATAAAGTGTGTTCTGATTGAACTACTCTCTAGATACTCAAACAACATTGCTGACATAAGACAACAGATAGTACCCTTTCCTTTTGGGTAATCAATCATCTGACCATTTCCAGCAGTTACACAATCTTCATACTGAATCAACACCTCCTGATGATCATCCGTTGAATAAACTGTTTTTACTTTTCCTTTTAAAATTTCAGTCATACCCACTCAGGTTTACGGTTTGGAATACGAAGGTAGTTGTCAGATACCCACGGTTTAGAACCTATGTACATCTTGTATGCATCAAAGGTTGAGATACTAGTATCTAATTTGAACTCATCAGGCATAGCTCTAACGAACGGTGTGGTATCTTTACCAGACCGTCCTGTAGGGTCTCCTGTGGGTAGGATGATACGAGCTTCTTCTAGTGGTTGTAAGCAGGTGTGTTCCTTGCCATAACGGTTCTTGTACTCACTACAGAGAGCAATACCGTGGTGAAGGAGCCACTGCCAGTTCATCACAAAAGAGTTAGCCCACACAGTACAGGGATGGTTACGGAATGCACCTTTCTCTGTCCTGTATGGTTTACCATCTTGACGATGGAGTTGACCAAACCCATGTCCCCATTTGTCAGAACAGACAATAGCCAACATCTGACAAGTCTCAAGTGGCATCTTGACAATATGTTTATCAGGAAGAACTTGAGCAGACTTGATAGGGTCGGGGTCAGTAACAAAGATGTTCATTCTAGAGGTCTTTTAAATTCATGAGAAACGATGTCGGTTGCCTTCAATTGTTCCTTCATATATTCTACACCAATTTCTGGCATAGTGTCATCTCCACAAGTAAATACGTCACATACTGCCATTTTATTTTCGGGCCAAGTATGAATACTAATATGACTCTCAGAGATCATAGCAAATCCAGTTACACCTTGAGGATCAAATTTATGAACATTTAGATCTAGAAGATTTGCTTTACATTCTTTGACTGTTTTGTATAAGAGCATACGAATATACTCTTTATCGTTTAACAAATCGAATGGACATCCTTTCAAAGTGAAAAGAATATGTTTCATCAAGAAGAATAAGTAGAGTCTGGTTCCAATGCGATGTAGTATACCACATCGATATTCTGGTTGGTGAACTTGGAGAGAAGTTTGGAAGAAACTACAACATCATA